AAAATTATGCGTAGTGACCAAGAAGTTGCACAGTTGCGTGAACAAAGAGCAGCACAACAACAAGCAATGATGGAAGCACAAGCAGAGTTACAACAAGCTGAAGCTGCTGGTAAAGCTGCACCAGCTATCAAAGCATTGAAGGGTTAGTGAAACTTAATATTTTAGATTTATTTTCTGGAATTGGCGGTTTTAGTCTTGGATTACATAGAGCTGACAAAAGATTTAATACTATCGCATTTGCTGAAAACGATAGCTTTTGCCAAAAGGTTTTAAAAAAAAACTTTGGTAATAAAAGAGTTTTTAACGACATAAGAGAGGTTAAAATTGACGAACCAGTATTTATTGTTTGCGGAGGATTTCCCTGTCAAGGATTTTCCCAAGCTGGATTGCAACGAGGAACAAATGATGATCGCTATCTCTGGGGAGAAATGTTTGACATTATCAAACAAACGAAACCCAGATGGGTTATTGCAGAAAATGTGCGTGGAATTGTTACAACACAAGACGGCTTGGCATTCAACATTGTCCACTCTGACTTGGAAAGTGAAGGTTACGAAGTCCAAGCGTTTAATATACCAGCTATCGGCAAAGGTGCATGGCACAGACGAGAAAGAATTTGGTTTATTGCCAACTCCAAGAGCAAGAGATTTTTTTCCACCAGTAAATCCGAAATATGTAATAAGGAACAGCAAAGGTTGGACAACGATACGAAAAAAATCAGGAGTGAGATACGGAGCAACAATCCCAGATGTAGTGAACAAACTTTATCCAACTCCAACGAACTCGGAACACAAGTATCGGCTCAAAGGCAACTCACAAGCATCGAATTGCTTGGAAGCGAGAGCAAGGAGAACTGGTGGCAAACTCAATCCAAACTTTGTGGAGTTCCTAATGGGATTTCCTACGGATTGGACAAAGATCGAGCAAGAAGAATAAAGGCATTAGGCAATGCTATCGTACCACAAATTGTTGAAACTATTGGTAAAGCAATAATTAAAGCGGAGGATTTATGACAAAGGTATTTATTCTAGTCATAAGTCTATGGGGTTTCAACGGAAGTAGTTGGGTATACGTTGGTAATCAAATTGTACTCAATAAAAAAATGCAAGAGCAAGAGTGTTTAGACTTAGCAGATAGTTGGTCTAGATATGAACTTAATCAATATTATAGACTATCTATAGAATGTGTTGAACATCATGGAAATACCGAAGGAGATTAAACAGTTAATGGAGTTTTACCAAATCACTTTTGAAAGTGACAATGGTAAAAAAGTATTAGAGGATTTGGAGAATAGATTTCATATTCATTCTTCAACTATGGATGACACTAATAATAATCTTGCTTACCGAGAAGGTCAGCGAAGTGTCATTCTATTTATTAAAAAAATATTAAAAGGAGTAACAAATGGCAGAAGAAAACCAGGTAGCTGAACAACAAACTCAGTCTGAGCCTGTCGAGCAAACTACAGTAAATTGGAGAGATAATCTTCCAGAAGATTTAAAAGAAGATCCATCACTCAAAACAATCCAGGATATACCAGGGTTGGCAAAGAGTTACATTCACTCACAAAAAATGATTGGTAAAGACAAAATAGTTTTACCAAATGAACATGCAACCAAAGAAGATTGGGATGATGTTTTTAATAAACTAGGTAGACCAGCATCAGCGGAAGAATATAAAATTGAAGGTGAAGCATCAGAGTTAATAAATAATTTTAAACCAGTTGCACATACACTTGGATTAAATAATACTCAGGTGCAAGAACTTGTAAAATTTTATAACAACGCACAAGAACAAGCTGGTAAAGATGTTTTGATAGATGCAGAAGCACATAGAGCAGAAGCAGAAGCAAGTTTACGAAAAGAGTTCGGTAGAGCTTTTCAAAACAAAGTTGGTTCAGCTATGCGATTAGCTCAAACTGTTTTTACAAAAGAACAGCTAGATAATACAAAATTAGCTGATGGTACAACTTTGGGCAATAATGTTGACCTAATAAAAGGTTTTGCAAAACTTGCAGATCAATTAGGTGAAGATAGAGCATTACCTAATCCGCAAGCAAACATCATGACACCAGATGCTGCAAGAGATAAGATTGCAACATACATGGAACCTGGTTCACCATATTGGAACAAGTCACATCCTAATCATCAAAAAGCTATTGATGATGTTTTAAATCTTCGTGAGATTGCAAATGACACAGAAGAATGATAATTTATTTACAACGGAAGAACTTCGTTTAGAATGTGTAAGAATAATTTTTGATACTGGTTCAGAAAATCAAAAAAATGATTGGGTTTCCCACGCAGAAGATATTTTTGGGTGGGTTACGAAGGTAGCCGATAAACGGTCTTCAAAGACAGCTAGAAAGAAAGCAGACCAAAAGTCTTAAAATCCAAGACAAGTCCGCAAGGGTAGCTTGACTGATTGGTATAATTTTAAAAACTTAATAAGGAGAACATAATGAGTTCACAAATTACAACAGCATTTGTCGAACAGTATAGTAACAACGTCACTATGTTATCTCAACAAAAAGGATCACTTTTAAGAGATAATGTTGACAGCGAAACTGTACAAGGCAAGAATGCTTTCTTTGAACAAATTGGTTCTGTCGCAGCGGTAAAGAGAACATCCCGCCACGGTGATACCCCACAACTAGATACACCTCACGCAAGACGTAGAGTATCTCTAGTTGATTATGAATATGCTGATCTTATTGATGACCAGGATAAAATTAGAACACTAATTGATCCAACATCGTCATACGCACAAGCAGCAGCATTTGCTATGGGTAGAGCTATGGATGATGAAATCATCGCAGCAGCGACTGGAACTGCGTTCACTGGTGTTTCAGGAGGTACTTCTACTTCCCTTCCAGCTGGACAAGCAATTACAGAAAGTGGTACTGACGGATTAACTATTGCAAAATTGAGAGAAGCAAAAAGAACTTTCGATCTTGCTTCAGTAGATCCATCTATCAAAAGATACATGGTTGTATCGCCACGACAAATTGATGACCTATTAGGAACAACATCTGTAACAAGTGCTGACTTTAATACAGTCAGAGCTTTGGTAACTGGTGAAGTCAATACCTTTATGGGATTTGAGTTTATCGTATCAAACAGATTGTCAATAGCATCTTCTAAAAGACTATGTTTCGCTTACGCAGCTGACGGTATTAAACTAGCAGTTGGTAAAGACGTTATGTCAAGAATTGATGAGAGAAGTGACAAAGGGTATTCAACCCAAGTTTACTACTGTGCATCATTCGGTGCAACTAGAATGGAAGAAGAAAAAGTTGTTTCTATCCAGGCACACGAAGCGTAGGAGGTAAATTATGGCAAGTGTAAAAGGTGCTAATATCACCAATATGGATGCTACTCCTATCGTAAAAGTAGACAGCGAAAATGCTGGCGGAAAAATGCGTGTCTTTCATGACACATTCGAAGCATCATCCCTAGCATCAGGATCTGACATTACAATCGCAAGAATACCAAAGGATGCAACTATCCATGATGTCGTACTAAAGTGCGATGCTCTTGGATCGTCTGTAACTTTAAAAGTTGGTGACAGTGATGATGATGACAGATTTATCGGTGTTACTGGTACATGGAATGCAGCAGGTCAATCTCAGTCAATGCAAGCTGGATCATCAACTGGTGCTCCGATTGCAGCTGTAACTGGGTTAGGTCATAGAACAACAGCAGAAACAGATATACTAATTACAACTGGCGGTGCGTCAGCAACTGGTACTATCTTCTGTTGGGTGTACTATACAACTGAGTAAATAAGGAGAGAAGATGGCATCTGTAGTAGATATATGTAACTCAGCTCTTAACATGTTAGGAGCTTCTACAATTATAGACCTGACGGAAAATTCTAAGAATGCACGATTGTGCAATCAACGGTATGAACTCGTTAGAGATGCCGTCTTCCGTTCACATCCCTGGAACTGTTTGCAAAAGAGAGTTGAACTGGCAAAAGATACAACTTCACCAGTTTTTGAATTTTCTAATGCTTACACATTACCAGCGGATAGTTTAAGAATACTTCGTTCTGAAAATTCTAATTTATCAAACAATGAAAAATTTAGAATAGAAGGAAAAAAACTTTTGAGTGACGAAGACACAATGAAAGTATTGTATGTTGCTAAGATTACTGACACAACACAATACGATACATTACTAATAGAAACACTCTCTGCAAGATTAGCTGCGGAGTTGTGCTATCCAATAACACAATCATCAACATTGATGGATCGTATGTTTGGTATCTTTGAAAGTAAATTAAAAGAAGCAAGATTTGTTGATGCTACAGAAGGCACAGCAGACAGCGATGTAGCAATTCAATCAGGTGATTTTATTAATTCGAGGTTATAATGAAAAAAAAATTAAGTAAGAAACAAATGAAGATAGCTCGTATGGCTGGCAATAAAAACAAAATAGATGCAGCTGATTTTAAAAAATTAAAACAAAAGAAAAAAAAGAAAAGATAAATGCCACGAAGCACTTTTGCTTATACCAACTTTACAGCTGGTGAGCTGTCACCTAGGTTGGATGGTAGAACAGATCTACAAAAATATTTTCAAGGTTGTAAAACTTTGCAGAACATGGTTGTGCATCCACACGGAGGAGCAACAAGAAGACCTGGTACAAAATTTATTGCAGAAACAAAAAGTAGTGGTGAAGCTAGACTAATACCTTTTGAATTTTCTACTACGCAAACGTATGTGTTAGAATTTGGTAACACATATATGCGAGTGTATAAAGATGGTGGTCAAGTTTTAAACAGTGGTACAGTTGTAGAAATATCTACACCCTACTCTGCTGCCGAAGCTAATGAGTTAAAGTTTGCACAATCAGCAGATGTTTTGTTTATTGTACATCCTTCACATCAACCAAGAAAGTTATCAAGAACATCACATGTAAACTGGAGTTTATCTTTATATGCTCCGACTAATAATCCATTTAGTAGTTCAAATAACTTTCCAAGCTGTGTAACTTTTTTTGAAGAAAGATTAGTTTTTGCTGGTACAAATAATGATCCACAAAAAATATTTTTTTCTAAAGCTGGTGATTTTGAAGATATGACAACTGGTACAAATGCTGATGATGGTATGAATTTTACTATTGGCTCTGACCAGGTAAACGCAATAAAATATTTAAAAGGTTTAAGAACATTGCTTATTGGTACGGTAGGTGGTGAGTTTGTGGCAACAGCTTCTTCTTCAGCTGAACCTATTACCCCAACAAACATACAAATAAAAAGACAAGCTGGGTATGGTACATCGGAAGTAGACGCATTACTTGCTGGAAACAGAATATTATTCGTACAAAGAGCTGGTAAAAAAGTAAGAGAATTAGTTTTTGATTTTGATACAGACGGTTACATTGCACCAGATTTAACATTACTTGCAGAACACATTGCTGGCTCTGGTGTTGCTACTGGTTTTACCAACTGGACATATCAACAAGAACCAGACAGTATTGTTTGGGTTGTAAGATCAGATGGTGTGTTGACTGGTATGACGTATCAACGAGGTGAAAATGTTGTTGCCTGGCATAGACATATTCTTGGTGGTGCATTTAGCACTGGTAGTGCTGTTGTTGAAAGTGTGGCAGCAATAAGTAATTCCCTCTCCACCGCAAAAGGTGAAGATAGTTTATACATGATTGTTAAACGTACTATTGATGGTGGTACAAAAAGATATGTGGAAGTTATGCAGCCATTTGATTTTGCTGACAATATTGAAGATGCCTGGTTCTTAGATAGTGCATTACAATATTCTGGTGGAGCAACAACTTCTCTTTCAGGATTATCACATCTTGAAGGTCAAACAGTTTCTATATTAGCAAATGGATCTACACATCCAGATAAAGTTGTATCAAGTGGTGCAATAACTTTAGATAGGTCTGTAACAAAAGCTACGGTTGGATTAAAATATACGTCTGCATTACAAACAATGCGTATTGAAAGTGGATCAGCTGACGGATCAGCACAAGGTAAAGTAAAAAGAATACAAGAAATAACAGCAAGATTTTTTCAAACAGTAGGAGCTGAGATAGGTAGTAGTTCTTCTAATACAGACATCATACCGTTTCGTGATAGTTCGATGGCTATGAGTAGTGCTGTTGAATTATTTACTGGTGACAAACAAATAGAATTTAATGCAGATTATGAAACTGATGGTTTTATTTATGTGCAACAACAACAACCATTACCGATGACTATTACAGCAATGTACCCACAACTTAATACTTATGATGGTTAATGGAAGTTAGACCATTTATAAAAGAGCATGGTTACGTTGTTTTTAATCAAATAAATAATAGTCTTATTGGTAATCAAACAGATCTATCATTTATAGATGATTTAGAAAATGGCGATTGTTTTACTGCTGTCAAAAATAATGAACCACTAATTTGTGGTGGTGTTATAAAACTTTGGCAAGGTTGTTATGAAGGATGGGTTATAGCAACAAACAAAGTTGATGACTATCCAGTAGAAACAGCAAGACTTATAAAAAGTTACGTTGATGATTTAATTATTAAAAATAAAATGCACCGTTTGCAAACTGCTGTCTTAGTAGGATATAAACAAGGATATAGATTTGCAGAATTTTTAGGAATGAAAAACGAGGGATTAATGAAAAAATATGATTACATGCAACAAGATTATATGCGATATGCGAGGGTTATCTAAATGGCTCCAGTAGTAGTAGCAGCAACCGCAGCTTCAGGTGTTGTTGGTGCAGTAGGAGCTTTGTCTGCTGCAAAAGCAGCTGAAGCAACAGGTATTGCAAATCAACAAGGTTTTAACAGAGCAGCAGATGTTATAAATCAAAACAAAGATATAGTTGATGCAAAATTAAAAAATAATCTTCTTATTTTTAACAGAAACAATGCAGCAAGAGATGCGTTGACTACAGTTAATTATTTAAAATCTGGAGTAACATTAGATGGCACACCAGAAGAAATCTTGGCAGAGAATGCTAGACTTGCACAATATGAAGCAAATGTTTTAGAATACAATTCTAAATTAGAAAAAAAACGATTAGATGATGAAGCTGCACAAATGCGATACAGAGGAGAAGTATCAACGATGACAGGAAAAAATTTAGCAACATCTTACAGATACAAAGCATACGGATCGCTTTTATCTGGTGGATCATCAACCGCTGCTGCTTATCAAAAATATTATGGATAACAATTATGCCTAGAATACCAGTATATAATTTACAAGTACAAGTACAAGGTCAAGCTGGTTCAACCAGTGTTGTACAAATACCACAGTCTGCTACGTCAGGAGCTATTGCTAGTGTTGCTGACACAACATCAAAAGCACTAAATGATATAGCCAAATTTGGTAATGTAATAATAGATAATGAAAGTAAAAGAATTTCTACTTCAGAACAAATAAAATACAAATCACAACTAAATTCTATTCAGAAAAAAATTCAAACTGACTTTCCTCTTAATCCTGAAATATGGATGGATGAGTTTGAAAAAGCAAAAACTAATTTAATTGGTGAGGTAAACAGAACAGATTACAAATATAATTTTATTAAAAAAAATGTTTTGAACCAATTAGAATTAGATTATTTACCACTTCGTAATTCGTTATTTACTGAATTTGTAAAAAGTAACAAAAAATTAAATCTTATTACTTTTGAGCAAAGTGCAATGATTGGATCAAATAATTTAGGTGAAGCAGTCATGGGTGCTGTAGAAGATTTTAATTATGAACAAACTAACATATTAGCACAACTAAATGGTTATGCTGCTTATGGATCTGCTGATAAATCTATAAAATTACAAACAGAAGTTTATACAAATGCTTTTCGTATTGGTTTAGAAAGAGTTTTTGCTGGTAACGAGTCATACATAAATTCTCAACTAACTTTAGAAAAAATACAAAATGCTTCAAATGATGATGTACCAGGATTAGTAAATTTAAAAACAATCATATCTTTTTTAGATGATGATGATGCAAGAGCAGTTTTAGAAAAATTTACTGATAATGAAAATGAAACTTTTAAAAGTAAAGAACGACTCAATAATGAGACTTTAGCAAAACAAAAAATAATTAAAGATGGTTTACTTTATCTTTTATATACTACTAAAGATGATGAAGAAAGAAATAGTGTTTTTATAAAATTAAATGAATTACATAGTAAAGATATATCAATTTTTGATACTAAAGAATTAAACACATATAGAAACTGGTATGAAATATCAAATCAAAGTGGAGAGTTCAAACCGCCATCAAATCCTTTTGGTAATGAACAACTAACAGCAACATTACTTAACCAGATAAATGAATTTAGTATGACTTTCGATAAGTTACAAGAATACTTTCCACAGCTTAACAAAGCACAACAAGATGAATTACTTACAGAGTGGAAGG